TTTATACCTAAAAAGATATTTTTAGCACAAGCTGAACAACGTGATTTAGGACACGGCAAAGGATGGATGATTGAACAATCTGAATTAATGCCTTTATCAATGCTTTGGCAAGTTGCTACTGAACAAAGAATTAAGGAATTGAACATATGACTTTTTTTACACTTTTAAGCATTTCTTTGACTTTAGAAGGTGGATCGAACTTTGAAAAGATGTATGCCAGCGCAAAGGAATGTGGGGATGCATTGCCAGCAATATATTACGAATATTATCCACATTTTCCTGATGCAATGGGGCAATGCCTACAAACAAATAAAGTTTCATCAATGAATATTAAACCAAAACTACGTCCAAAGGGGTTAAAATTATGATTAAAGATATAGAAATTAATGTTGGTGGTAAAAAGATTGTTTTTGACACCAATAATATTTTAAATGAAGTTTTCAAAAAACACATAAAAGATATACAGAAAAAACAACGCGATGAAATGCCTATTTTAAATGAAAAAGGTCATTTTGTGAGGTTTATTGATGTCGATTGATCCCAGAACTGTAAGACAAATTAGAATGGCAGCTGAACAAGGCTTAACGCAAGCAGAAGCTTCAAGGCTGTTAGATATGAACCAAAGCTATATAGCACGCGCAAAAGCTTTATATAACATTAAATTTATAATGCATGAGGATAAATATGCACATTTCAGAAGCCCACAAAATGACATTGAGATTGATGAAAATGAACTCACTAATGATAGAGGATATGAAAAACCCAGACCCGACCAGGGACAGGAAATATTACAAATGGTTTCTGGAGGAACAACAAGCTTTGATGGAGAATATGGAGTTGAGACTGAGAAGCCACCGAAAACAATCCAAGAACTTAAAGAAAGATTAAAACAAAATGATAAGCAACATCATTACGAGATAATATATTCTTTTAAGCTGCAAGAATTTGAAAAACAGCAAATTAAATTAGGTTTAAGAACCCCATTACATAAGGGAAGAAAGATACAAAGTTTATCAACATCAAGTGCAAATAAAAACATTGCGTTAAACTCACAAAGCTTTCCCGCAAAGCATGAGACAGCCAAGCAACAGCGTATTTTAAAATCAATTAATCGTGGTGGTAGATATACAACGTCTATGATTGCCAGAAACACGGGGTTAAGCGTTTCATATGTTGCACCGCAATTAAATGTACTTTTTAATCAAGGTTTAGTCTTGCGTAGTAACGAAAAACAACCGCCTTTTATCGGCAGCTTAGATGGTAAAAAAACTTATCGTTACGTTTATTTTAAAAAAAATAATAATTAGTATATTGCACCCATATGATTTATATATATAACTGACTATAAAATAAAATGGAGAACAAAATGGATAAGAAAAGATTAATTAGTTTTAGCGAAAGCCAAGACCAAGCAATAAGTGAGGCAGCACATAAAAGTGGGTTATCATTTACAGCATATGTTCGTATGGCGGCGCTTATGCAAGTGACAAAACAAGGTGTTGAAGTAAGCCCACCAAAGGAAGATTAATATGCTTTCAATATTTGGTATTGATCCAGGATATAGTGGTGCGATTGCGATTTATTGGCCTGAAGCCAATAAACTCGAAATCCACGATATGCCAATAATGTTAAATCATGCTGGCAAGAATATTATAGACTGTCATACATTATTACACCTGCTTGAGCCTGAAACGAAAAACAGGTTTGCAGTTGTAGAGCGTGTGAGTGCAATGCCAGGACAGGGTGTATCAAGCGTATTTAGGTTTGGTGAGGGTTATGGAATGCTACAAGCATGTATTGCAGCTAATAAGCATCCCATGCATTATGTAACGCCCGCAAAATGGAAGAAACACTTTGGTTTAAATAGGGATAAGGGTGTAAGTAGAAGTAAAGCAATTGAGCGTTTCCCAGCATACGCAAATTTATTTAGTAGAGTCAAAGATGACGGACGTGCAGAAGCCGCTTTGATTGCATTATATGGAGCAGAACAACTAAGTTAGGAGGATAGTCTATGACTATGATTTTAAGTAATAAAATGAGCAATGAAGAATATCATGCACATGAGAATATATCATCAAGTGATTTGAAGGCAGTAGCCAGCACAACATTACATCATTGGAAGGGTAAAGTACGCAAAGAAAACCCTGCTTTTGATTTAGGTACGGCAGTACATGCAATGCTACTTGAGCCAGAGAAAGATTTAATTGTTCGTGGGCCAGAGACAAGGCGCGGTAAGGCGTGGAGTGAAGCCAAAGAAGACGCAGAGAAGCAAAATAAGCTACTCCTGACCGAAGCTGACTATGATTTAGCATGTAACATGGCCAAAGAGTGTTTATCGCACTCCATGGGAGCTAAATTGCTGTCTAATAAAGAGTTGATAACAGAAGCATCATTTTTTGTAACATGCCCTGAAACTGGATTAGGACTTAAAACTAGACCTGATGGTTTTATATCATCTGCTGGCCTTGTCATTGATGTTAAGACTTGCCAAGATGCAAGCCCCAATGGGTTTGAGAAAGCTATAAGAAATTTTAAGTATTCTATGCAGCAAAGCTTTTACAGATATTGCTTAGAGCTTGAAGGAATTAATATTACTAATTTTATATTTATTGCAATTGAGAAAGAAAAACCACATGCAGTTGCGTGTTATGAATTGTCAGATAAATATGAAAGATATGCACGCCAAGAGGTAATGCAAACATTACATAAGATCAGACGGGCAAAAGAAACTGGTGATTACAGCACTGGCTGGCCTGACTTAGATACAATATCTCTGCCACCTTGGTTAGATGGCGAGATATAATTAATCCCAGCGTGAGGGTGTCACGTATTTTAAAGGAGTTGTAAAATGCAACATATGATAAGCGGTGTAACCGCATTGTACCCTAGACTAAATGGTACTTATAAATTTGACACACAAGAAAATAAGAGCGTTAAGTGCCATGCACTTGATGAGGGCGCAGCTTTTGAGATGTCATTTAAATTAGATGAAGCACAAGCAAAGGAGTTACATCAAGTATGCTCGCAGGCATATGCAAATGCGGCAGCAATGGATACAAAACGTAAATGGCCTGATAAGCCAACTAACTTACCTTACAAGCGAAACGCAGATAATGAAATTGTAGGCAAGTGTAAGCTAAAAGGATCATATGGTGGGGATGTTACACAACCACCAAAGCAAGTTGATGCAGCGCGCAACAGATTGCCAGATGATTTTATGCTGACAACAAACTCAAAAGTTAATGTTGCAGTTATGATAGTGCCTTACAATACGGGTAGTTTGAATGGTGTTTCATTACGTTTGCGGGCAGTACAAGTGTTGGAGCTTGCTGAATTAGAAGGTGGGGATGATCCATTTGATAAAGTAGATGGCTTTGTGTCACCTAATTCGGATACAATATTTAGCAATGCACAGCCAGCAAAGCCAGCGCAGCCAGTTAATGGTCAAGACTATGATCCATTTGCAGCTAGTGTAGCTTCACAAGCACCAGCCTCTAATGATGTGTTTGATGATGATATTCCGTTTTAAATGAAAAATGCCTCTTGCTTTAAAAATGTCCAAAAAAAAAGCAAGAGGCATGAAATACCCCAAAACAAAAGGAATAAATAGATGATACATAATAATAAAACAGAAAGCAAGTTTCCAGCAGCAATTTGGTCAGAATTTGGGGCAAAGATAATACAGGGTTTAGAATTAAAGAAAACGTCTAAAGGTGAGTATCACGGCCCATGCCCTAGTTGTGCTGGCAAAGATAGATTTTGGATTAAAGAACATAATGGTGAGGTGTTAGTACATTGCAGGCAGTGTAATGATTTTAAAGAGATAAAAGACAGAATGAGGGATATGTCTCTTTGGCCTACAGAAAATCATGTAAGTGTTATACAAGTTGAACGCACAGATAATATAATTTGGCCTGAAAGGGATACGAGCATTAAACATCCTTACCTTGATAAAAAGAAATTAAATTTAAATAATGCAATCGTTGATGGTGATAACTTATGTGTACCTATTATTGATCCCAATGGTAAACGTGTAGGTCATCAACTTATTACGGCTGAAGGCCGTAAGAAGTTTTCATATCAAATGCCAGTGACAGGTAACTTTAGCGTTGTTGGTGGGCCAATAGTTGACTTTGCATATGTTGCTGAAGGTTGGGCAACAGCCGCCACAATATATGAAGCAACAGGTAAACCCGCAGTGTTTGGATTAAACGCAGGTAACATTCCAGCAGTTGTTGATAATCTTTTGCAAGCTAAACCTGATTGCACGTTTGTTGTGGCAGGTGATAATGATGAGGCTGGTATAAAGGCATGTGAGAGAGCGCAAGAGGATCACGATGTAGAATATATTATACCAGATATAGAAGGTTGGGATTATTCTGATATGTGGCTTGAGCGTGGGCCAGAAGAAACGGCAAAAGCATTAAAGATAGAAAGCGTCATAAGCCAGGTATTCTTTCCATATGATGCTAAACCGCAGTTATCCAAAAATTATCTTTTAAAAGGTTGGTTTGGTGAAGGCCAGATGTCAGTAATATATGGCCCATCTAATGTAGGTAAGTCTTTCTTTGTTTTAGATATAGCATGGCATATTTCCGCCAATGAAGCGTGGAATAATAATAAAGTTTCTGGTGGCAGTGTTTTATATTTAGCTACAGAAGGGGGCATGGCATTCCATAATAGAGTTGTAGCCATGAGACAGCATTACTCTTTTCACAAAGATGTTAAATTGGCTGTAAGGCCATCTCCAGTAAATATGCTTGATGCAGATGTAGATATGAATGTGCTGGCTAAGTTGTGTCGTGAGGTTTCACGAATACATGGCCCTGTTAAGATGATTGTAATTGATACATTATCAAGAGCTATGTCAGGTGCAAATGAAAATAGCCCAGAAGATATGACAAAGTTTATTGGGAATTGCGATCAATTACGTGAGCTTACGGGAGCGCATGTTGCTACTGTGCATCACTCTGGTAAAGATAAAGCAGCAGGTGCAAGGGGGCATAGTTCTTTGCGAGCTGCAACTGATACGGAAATTGAATTAGATTATAATGAAGAAACTGGATTGCGTACTGCAAAGGCCACCAAACAAAGGGATATGGAAACTGGCGCAGTGTTTAATTTTAAATTAAAAGTAATAGAGTTAGGCCAAGATGATGATGGGGATGCTGTTACAACATGCGTTATAACAAAAGCATCATCAGATGAAATTGAAGAGGCAAGTCGCCCGCAGATCAAAGGTAAAAACCAAACCTTGTTACGCAGTGTATTTAAGCAACTTAGATCAGAAGGTTTAGGCAATCCAAACCCTGGTGGCGTTGGTTGGCCTGAACCGAGAGCTTACCACATTATATCTGAAGAAACTGTGAAGGATCACTTTATTGGTAAATGCAGTAGTGCAAGTAATCCCAAGACAAGTTATAAGCAGGCTTTAACTTCACTTATAGGATCAGGTCATGTAGCAATGAATGAAGGGTTTATGTGGTTTACCGACAATAGTGGAAAAGCCAAACAAGGGATTGAATGATGAAAGAATATAATAACATTAGATCAGATGTTTTAATGCAGGCACTAAACTTAATTAATGGCGATAGGGAAAAAGATTACGGCACTCCAAAAGAAAACTTCAATACAATAGCAGTAATGTGGACAAGTTATATGGGGCATAAAGTTGATGCATCTGATGTTTGTAATATGATGGTTTTACTTAAAATGGCAAGATTGCGTAATGGAGGACATATTGATTCTAGCACAGATGCAGCGGGTTATGCTGCATTGGCTGCGGAGATGTCTGAAGCTTGCAAAGAGTAGTACATTTAGGTTATGCTTAATTAAGCGGGTTTCTCCTCCTCCTACACTTGATTGCTCAGTGTGACCCGTTTTACTAGGGCTGTGTCTTTTCTCCCTCCCTCTTCGGCACAGCCCACTTTTATAAGGCAAAGCTGTGTCAGAATTTAATATAAGACTTACATTAGATTTAACATGTGAAAATACGTTAGAGGCTGATGAAGAGTTAGATTTATTATGTGATTACATTTCTGATAGACTGCTTATTACAGATCAAAGGACAGTTATGCAGGCATTGGCAGAATTAATTATTGAACTACACGATCAAAGCATACTTGATAGTGGTACAATGCATTAATTTCGTGTGAGCAACGATCTGCCCGACATTGCCCACACGTTTTAATATTGTTTATATAACCTACATTCAAGCAATTTATTTACGATGCAAAGCTATTTATAACTTGCTTTAATAATTCCTCTTCATTGTCAAATGCTTCTGGGTACAAACGAGTTGATGTTTTTTTTATTACTGGATCATCACCTCTAGCCCAATATATTTTCTTTATATCATATGCCACCAAAGCATAAACATCAGACTTTTTATCCCTGACAGGCTGCGTATTCCATCTATATTGTGTTAAGCTGCCTGATTTTCTGCTGGCTGTTTTAACTTGTAGGGTCAGCAATTTCCCGCTTGGCGTTTTTAAGTATGCATCATCTATTTCGTGTTGAACTAAGATACATGAAATGCCAGCGAAGGATAATCTTGATAGAGCTAGAAATTCACCAGCTCTACCAATATTATTATTATGCGTTGAGCCACTCATAAATTTTGTTTGTTTGCTCTATGCGATCATCTAAACCATGATAACCACCATTAACTCTTTTAGTAATCTTTTTAATTATTTCTTCATTCACACCTTTATCTGCAATGTCAAATAACTTGTTTTTATTAAAGAACCATAATGCTGTTTCAAATGCATAATTAGATGATACCAAGTCTGGGTCTGTTATAACTTCTGGCAACTCCATATCACTTGCAAATGATCTATAATTTGATTTACCCGTAAGCTGTAGAAAGCCTCTACCAATGTATAGGCTTCCTTCACCTTCACCATTACCCATTCTATTTGAATATACTTTATCGGCTAATGCCTTTGGATTACGTGCATATGGTTCACATGATGCTAAATCTGGAAAGCGACTAGGCCATACACGCATCATGCTTTCTGCTGAATAATTTAAATTTTCTTGTGTTAATTTAAATCTAGCACTTTCATGTGACGCTTGACCAAGTAAATGCGCGCCACGTTCTGGACTAAGTTTGTAATGCTTACATATTGCGCGTGCTGTATTAGGGCCAAACGCCCCATCAGCACCGACTCCAATTTTACCTTGGAGTATTTTCATCGCTTCACTCATAGCTATTTCTTCTTTTTCTTTGCAGTCTTGGCGGCTTTTTTAAATGCACTCGCAGTTGGCGCGCCTTTTGTGCCAGGCTTACGCATTTTTTCACCGCTACCAGCTTTAATTCTAGCACGCTTCTTAGCAATATTTCCATATAATGAATTTTTTGGCATAGTTTATCTCCTATTTTTCAATTTTCTTCAGTTTTTCAATCGACCTCATACCGCCAAGGCCAAGCATTCCCATCATTACAGTCATTAGGCTGCCCATATCAAACTCTGGTAGCTCTGGAATGTCAACTCCAGCAGCAGTTACGCCAAACACAATCAATGGTTGTAAGACAAAGTGGTAAGCAAAAGCTACGCCACATACCCAGCCTATGAATGGACGCCATCCGCCTTTGAATATAGAACCAGACGCAGCTTCAGCTTTATTTATTTCAAGCTGACCCATCAAGGCTTGCTGGGCATGGTTATCTGACATTGTGGCTATTTCGTGGGCTAATGCAGCCTTTTGATCTTTATCTTCTATAACCTTATCTAGCAGGCCAGTAACAGGGCCTATTAGATTATTAACGAGACTCATCATTTTGCTTACCTTTCGCTAATGCATTTGCACCAAAGAATACTGAAACTATGCCAGCAACAGATACAAAGTATATACTTGCCATTGAGCCTAATATCTTGGCGGCTTCTGTTAGACTAAACACATCCGCTAGAATGACCGCAAAGGGGTATAGGAGCATCCCTGACAGGGCGTACCACGTCATACGGCGCTGTGCATCACGTTGGGCGTCTTCATCTTGCATTCGTAAGCGCCTATCTTCCAGCGCCATGCGATCCCACTCGGCTTGATCTATTGACCCGTTACCATCCACGTCAAATTTTTTAAATTCATCCATATTTTCACCTAATCTGCTAATGGGTTATCCAATGCTCTTTGTAATTTATCCATTAAAGTTTCTTCTAGCTCTTTCATTGCACCA